TTTGCCATGCGTTAATCCTTCGGCATATTGCATAAGTTGTTGCGCAATATAAGACGGGTCATAATTAGTGGCTGAATAGTCCTTGGTGGTACTAATACGGCGGCGGTTGTATAACGACATCATCTCTTGCGCGCTAATGCTCAAAGTTTGTGTTGTGCTGTCATATTCACGCGCCCAGATAACGCCAGACCAAACAGGAACGCTTGTATAAGTTTCAGGGTCGGTATACAAAACATATAAAATAGTTTTACCGGGGGTTGTGCCGTCATAAGCATTTGATTGTTCTGAGTTTATACCTGACAAAAGAACATGACCTTGAAAACTACCTACTGAGTTTAGTTGCGAAGTAAAGTTTACGCCAGTAAAAGGCAACTCTGAAATAATTGGATTGGCTGTTGCGCCTGATTGCCATAAGTTAGTTGTTACATAGCGAAACTCTGCTTGTGCCATTAGATATATGCGCTTCTATACACAGTAGTCATAGAACCAATATTGCTTTTCCAACTAGCGGTTGTTGCACCGCTGGCGGTTGCTGGATTTAATTGTAACCAACCGTTAGATGCCGCCGTTAAAATGTTACGCGCAGGGTAAGTATCGTAATAAACAATGCGGGTAAGTAAATCAACTTGCAGGTTCTTACCTACTGCCATGTTAGCAAAGTACATATGCGTTTTGCCATCATTAGGTGAACCAATTGTGCCGTCTGTAATTTCACCGCTTGTCGCGCTTGTGGTCAAAACAATAGTAGGACAACTAATTGCCCAGCCACTATTTGTAAGAGATGTAGTTGTACCTGTTACCGTAGTAGCAGTTAGCGTGTAATAGCGTGGGTCTGGAAATGACATCATGATGCGAGTCTTAATGTATCCATAAGCAAAGTCAGCATCCAAAGGTGTTTGCAAACCACGACTGCGCCCGTACATTTGCATATCGCCTGTGTTGCCGTTTAAGCGGAAATTAAACATTGATAATTGGTCAGCAACAGGCGTTAGTCCTGTTGGGTTGTTGTAATAACCAAGTGGTTGTGGTGCAAAAGCCAATTGTAAAGCCTTATAGTTTGCTTGTGCCGTGGTGCTGGAATCACCTAATACCGTGACATCAATATATACAGTACGCTCATCATAAAAATCGCGTCCACTATATGAGCCATCTATGTAGCCTCGGTTGTCATCTTGAATACGCAACGGCGCTGTTCCGCCAAGCCCTTCAACATTAGTAACCAAGTATGAAGTACCTGTTCCAATAACAAAATCTCTAAAGACAAATGTATAATTAGCCAGAGGCATTACTTACCACCAATCGGTACGCCAGTTTTAGCGGCTTTGGATAACTTTTTGTAGATGTCGTTAGTATTAGAAGCATACACCGTTACATATTGAGTTGTTTGCGACCCGCTTCCGCCACCTTTCATTGCATCGCCACCCGGAACATTACCTTTAATTCCAGTAGGGTCTCCGGGTTTAACAAATCCCGCCAATGTTGGTGTTTTAATTTTCTTGTTTGCTAACTTATCAAGAGAGTCGGAATACTCGCGTACAGATTTTGCTAGGTTGCTAGCACCTTCGGCGGCTTTTTTTGCCCAACCAAATGCAGGTATTTTGCCTAACAACTCCAGAGCCTTTGATACCGCACCGACAAGATACCCAAATCCGTTAATTACAATCTGCAAACCTTTGATGATTCCTTTTCTAAAACCTTCAAAGTTATTCCATGCGGCTACAAAAGCAACGCCAAGCGCCATAACCGCGGCAACAATAAACCCAATAGGATTTGCTTTCATGGTTGTCCATAAAGCGGAAACCGCAAAACGAAGTACATTTGTTGAAGCAGCCTGTGCATAAGTCCAAAAGGCATAGGCTTGTTGAATTGACTTAATTGCCGCCACCGTTATTCCGTATGTCTTAATAACAGCGATAACGGCGACAACAATACTTCCAAAGATTAGTAATGCAGTTCCATTATTGGTTATGTATCTTAGGAAGGCTGCTAATACAGGCAAAACTTTGGCGGATATTGTTTGAAATACTTGGTCTAGGCGCTCCTTAAGGATATCCATTTGTCCAGCAAAAGTCTTGGAGTAAGCAATAGCCTGTCCGCCAATTCTTGCATTTAGTTCGTCAAACGCCTTAGTAATAGCCTTGTTTTTAGGAATAGTTGTATCAAGAGTTATGCCTAGTTCCTTAAATGCCTTGGCTGAACCTTGTGTACCTCTTGCTAAAATCTTTGCGGCATTATCAATTGTGCCAATGTTTTTGTTATATCGAGCAAGGTCAGCCGCCATTGCCATAAGTTTTGTAGACTGCGATACATCGCGAGTAGCGGTGACAAGTGTTCCCATTGCAATAACAGCCTGTGAGCCTTGAAAACCTAATTGATAATATGCATCTGCGGTGTTAAATACTTCTTGTTGCGCTGCTTTACTGGTAATTCCAATAGTAGATAAAGATTGATTCAATCTTACAGTTGATGTTTCAAGGTCAATTGTTTCTTGTTTCATTGCATTTAGTTCATGACCAATTGCCATAACACCAGTTGTAAGTAAGTTACCGCCCAGCACACCCAGCATGGTTGTTTTTAGACTTCCAAATGCCGTAGTTAGTTTGCTTGCGCGGGTACTAATTTGCTCCAAACCTGCGGTTGCTTTGCCAACACCTGCTTGAACACCTGAGGCATCAATTGTAACGCGTACACTTAATGGTGGAATTTCACTCATTATGCTCTCCTCATGTATTTAGCAATAATTCTTTGAATAGTATTTGTTCGTCTAAATTGGTCTAGCGCAGGTTCCATATAAGGAAACTTTTGCCCATTTGTCCAAGTAGGTGCGCCACCAAATTCAACCGCTCTTGCATAAACCATGTACGCGCCCGCTTGTGCAGTATAAATGCCAAACCCAAGACGGCTACTTGACCCTTTAATGCTTCGGCGCAAGTTACCTGTGTAGTTCATTGGCGGTTGTCCTGACACGGCGGGATAACCAACAGATTTGCGGTCACCTTGAATTTGTCGCATAGCGGTACCAGCCAGTTGTTGTCCAATTTCTGCGGCGGCTGAACCAAGCAAAACATCTACTCGCATTTCATACGCTTTAATGGCGGCAACAACTTGTGGAAGGTTATCCGATTCGCTCATTCTCCACCTCTACTACAATATTGTGAATTGCTATGACCCAAGAAACTATGCGAACAGGTTGATTATCCACTTCTTCAGGTGTCCAGCCAAATTCTTTTGCGCAAATATAGTATTCCCAGAATTCATCTGGATATTCCATATCTTCATGCCGCGAACTACCCCGCAGAACATCTTTTAAGCGTTGGAGTTTGCGGTACTCGCTTTTGGGTCGTCTGGGTTTCCTTCTGTGACATTAGGAAATAAATAATCTTGTGCTTTTAATGCTTCGTCTGACAACGCTTGGTAATCCAATGGCGTTAATTCCTCTAATGACACAATTCTAATTGCTGGTGGAATTAAATCAAATGACCATTCAACTACCATTACGGCAATTAAACCATTTTGTAATGCAACCGCTTGCATCATTCCTTCTTGTTCGTTTGCAATAGATAAAACTTTATTGCGGTCTTTCATAAGCAAGGTAGCAGGGTCACGCATTTTTGCGGTAGCCCCACTTGGGAGTGTAATTACTTTTGACATGGTTCCTTCCATCTGCCTTCGTTGGTTGTTAGGTTGAACTGGGGTAGGGGAAGGCGGCCTACCCCAGCCAACATTGTCTCAGGTTACTGGTAAGTACCTGAAGCCTTAGCATTTTGGAGTGTCCACTTAATGTTGCTATAACCACCAGATGAACCTGCATCTGTCGTGTTAGCAATAGCGCGAACATCTACATCTACCTCAACAAAGTCCTTAGAGCGGTCAATAACCGCCATTGTGTAAGCACCCTTTGTAACTGTAAATGAAATCTGTGTTGCTGATGCACCAGCACCTTGTGACCAATTCATTGTGATTGCTGGCTGTGTGTTTGTAAGGTAACGAGTAAGTTCTGTGTCTGCTTCCATAACAAACTTGATTTTGCCCTTAGTTTCCAAAGCACCCAAGAACACTTGGTATGGGTCTTTTGTATTAGCCAAACCAAAGATAGGTGTGACTGGACGAGACATTGTAATTTCGCCATCAACAACATTGGATACGGTAGAGCCACCAATTGAAACTGTTGCCAGCCAAACTGGTGTAGGTAATACTGTTGAGAATGTAGGTGTTGGTGTGGATGCCGCGGCAGATAACCAGCCAGTACCTTTCGCATCATAATCAAGTAGTCCATCTGCTGTAAACTTCATTGTAAAGTCGCTAAATTGAATTCCCGGATATGCGCGAACATTTGCTGCATAGAAATCTGTAAGTGTAAATGCTGTTGGTTGTGCATCTGCGCCCGTTGCTGTTGCATTTTTTAGGCTAATTGTGTGGGTATATGGCGCAGTTGAACCTGTTGTTGCCACGCTACCAAGTACGCCACCAAGAACATATCCAATTGTGTCAGGATAAACTGGTCCACCAAAGTCATAAGTTGAGTTACTGCGACCCTGAACATAAGCATAGTCCTTAACTAAGGAACCTTGTGCCATGTCATCTGCAAGCAATTCACCAATGATATCGGCTGGCTTTAATGATGATGATTTTACTGGGATGAAATCTGTTGGTGCTACAGGTGTTCCCTTGGTTGTTTCCTTGGCAATACCTAAGTAACTCCGTGCGGTATTTTGTACTGTCATTCTTTCGTCTCCTTAGTTACGGCGGTGTCTGCCTTTACTGTCTTTACTTGAATTACATCAGGCGCATCAAAGTCGCTTGGTGCATCAAAACTGTCTCCTGCTTTTACTGTTATTCCAATGCTAGGGAAAACGCGTTCACCCTCGCCTCGGTAAGTAAATGTTGCCATGCTTTTCTCCTTATGCCTGAATCATCTGAGTCACGATAAATCTCATGGATGCCCATGTTTCTGTTGCTGTTCCCTTTTGCGAAATAGGCTCACCATATGCAACATCTATAGCGGTTCCGCGCCTTGCCAAACTAGGGTGCCTGTTGGGTCTCCTAAAGTGTGGCTTGAACGCAACCGTTGTTTTAAGGCGTCAATAACATAGTCAAAATCGTCCATTGCTTCCTCGGCACTACGCGACAATGAGTGCTGGAATAACTGAATTACTACGGTGTAATCAACACGCTTCCATCCTGCATGAATTCCGTTATCTCCACCATTAAATCCACCAAGAGCAATACGAGTTTCTGTCTCTGATTCAATAAATATGACAGCGGCTACGCGACTTTGCTGGCTAGGTAAAGCGTTAATCTGAAAGTCAATGCGCTTAGGCAAAGATGTAAAAACTTGGTTAATGCCATCAACCTGCGGTGGCATTATGTAGTTGTATAAAGTTTCCCTTACTTGGGCGCGTCCTACTGTCATTAACGAATTCTCGCGTAGGTCTGAAGGATGTCGGCAGCAATTTTCATTTCATCACTAAAGCGGTCTGACCCCGGTGTGGACATTGTTGGCTGAGTTGTAACCATCATTGTCATAGAACTATCGCCACGCACTTTTAGCATTGCTGTAGTTACAAGAATTGCCGCTTGCTTAATCGCAGGTGGTAATGCGCTAAATGATGAACCAATAGCGTGAGCATTAACCAATGCGCGAGTAAGCGGTACTGTGGTTGAACCAAAGGTATAAGTGCTTGCTACTGTCACAAGTTCTGTATTCATGCCATCATAAATTGGAAGTATTTGACCAGCAATAATGCCTGTTCCGTTTGCTACTGTAACTGAGGTTGCGCCTACGACTGATGCAACCGCAAGCGTGGTATTTGTGTACCCCGCAACATATGTGTAATTTAAGAATACTTGATTGCTTGGTCCGCCGTTGTATGAGCCAAAAGATAGTGGTCCTTGTGAAGTCCAATTGCCTAAGTTAGCATTAGGGATAATGATTTCTTGGTCCTCAATCCAAGCAATAGAACAATCGCCTAGAGAAGCCATGTTTGTTGGATAACCATAATTAAAAGTTGTTAATGCCACGATAGGACTAAAGCGTGGGTGAAATCTAATAGAACCATCTGTGCTTATACGGGAGCGTTGTTGTTCCGTCTCTACCGTTGCACCTAATACTTGGTTACAAAATGTGTCCATCCAAGATGATGCGCGAGCGATAACATTGCGCAATTCATTGTCTTGAACCTCAGGGTCTTGTGAATCAAAAACTAAATTGTCTAGGTCAATAGCCGTAGGTGCGGCTTTATATTCTTCAAGTGTAAGGTAAGGAATTGTTAATAGTTGAGTAGTCTGCCCATATCCGTTAGCCATTTATCTCTCCACACTTAGAACATTTTTTGAAAAAGGAACCAAACCCACACGCTTTGCATGGATAACCTTTAGCGGTTGTAAC